CTCCAAGGGGATGAATTTGGGCACGGGGTATCAGGCTGCGTTGGCTCTGTCGTTCTTGGGTGATGAGGATGAGGACAGCACTCCGCTCACGCGCGAGCAGTGGCAAGAGCGCCAGGAGCAGACGTCGGCTGCGCAGATGCTGGCGGACTACAAGCCTAAGAATGCGTTGCAGGATATTAATTGGGATGAGTCGTCTTTATTGGCTCCGCGCAAGATGGCTGATGGCGGGGAGGTAGCGAAACTGGCGGCGGGGGGTCTTCCGTATGTGCCTACGGCGCTGGTGCGGCCTTCGCTGCGCAATCAGTTGACGCAGGCGGATGCGAGCAACACGGCGTATTCCAAGGCGGTGGATGATTACAACGCGGCAGTGGATGCGTACAACGCCAACCCGCAGGGCGAGTTTACGATGAAGGAGCCAACGGCTCCTATAACTCAGGCCCAGTACGATGCGCTGGTGGCTAAGACGCGCAGTGATGTGCGCGGGCGCAATATGGCACTGCAAGTGGCGGCCAATCCTGAGCAGTATGGCTTGTCGCTGCCGAAGTTTTTCGCCGATGGCGGCGATGTGGACCTGCAGGGTCTACAGGATCAGGCGCGCAAGGGCGAGGCGTATCGCTTGATGGAGCAGTACCTCACCACCCGTGATGCGATGCCGGACATCAAGGCGAAGGTACTGCCGGAGCCCACCAATGCCGTGTTCACCGCTATGCGCATGCCAGCGGGAAGCGGGACGATCACGGTCCACAAGGACCCAGAGGTTATGCGAGTGATTGGCCCCTCGCTGATGGCGCATGAGCTGGCGCACGCCGCTGATCGCCAGATGGGGCAGCAGGCCAGTGAAGAGTCCAGTGTTATTGATGGCAAGAGCCAGTTTGCCGAGGCCTACGACAAGATGGTGGGGCGTGGCCCCTTCGTTTCTGGCAAAAAACGCACTGAGTTGGCACGCAAAGTCAACCCGGATTGGGCATCGTTTAACAAAGGGTATCGCGCCTCCCCTGACGAGATCAGCGCGCACGGGGTGGGGGCGTTTGCCCCGAGCAAAAACATGCAGGATTCGGCCCCGTTGCACGTGGATGCGACCGCAGCGACCGAATTTCAAATCCTTTTGGAGCTTGCACAACGCAGTGCGAAGAACAAAGCAACGGGTGCGGTCAAAATCCCGAACTTTTTGAAGCAAATGATGGGTTTTGCAGAGGGCGGGGAGGTCGAACCGACGCCCGAGGAGCTTGCAGCGGCCTCCCGCCCTGCTTTTGTGACTTCAAAGTCCGGAATCGGGCGGAAAATCAGCACAAAACCGGGCGAAATCGACTCCGCCATCGTCCAAGGCATCTCCGAGATGCCCTACAACCTCGTTGGCAGCGTAGCGGACGTTGGTGCGCTGGCGCTACGACCGTTTGGCTACACAAATCCGACCCCGTTTCTTGGTTCTGAGCAACTGAAACAGCTTGCAACCCGTTTGGGCGTGCGTCAGGCGCCCCCGGAGCAGCCCACTGCCCGTGCTTTCTACGAATTGGGCCAGCTTGGCAGCTCTTTGATCAACCCGGTAGCCCCGGTGCGTGGTGCGGTAGCCGCTGGGCAGGCTGCGGGGCGCACGGCCCAACAAGCGCTGCAGGATTTCCAGGGCTACAACCGCCAACTGACGGTTCCTAGCGCGTCCTACGCTGTCAAACCTAAGGGCGGGGTGTCTGCCGTGACCACTGAGCCCGGCATGGGGACTCCCATGTCTGACCTGGACAACCTACTTAAAGATTATGTTGTTGAGGCCAGAGCCACTGTTCCTGAAAGCTCGCGGGAAACGGTTATGGAGTTCTTGCGCACCAAGGCTCCCAAGTACTTCACCAACACTTACGGCACGGCCTCGGACCCGTTGCGGGAAGCTATCCGTTCTTCGCGGATTGCGCCCATGAGCAAAGAAGCGAAGGCTATGCCTTTTTCCCTGATTGAGACGGCCCGCAACCCTCAAGCTCGCGACCATGCGCAGGCAGCGATTGAGTTGGAAAAAGCCTACGATGACCTGACCGGTATTTATGGTCTTGCCTACCGTGCTCCGGATTCGACAAAGCCGCCGTCTTCCTTCTTTTCAAGCCAGCGTGAAAAACAGATTTCTGCGGCCATGGGCCGCGAAGGGGTGCCCGTAGAGGCCCGCAACCCGCCCTTGGTTGATGCATATGCAAGGGAAGAGTTTGCAGAGTACCCATATTCATCCCGGGCCTTGCGCGCAATGGTAGAGAGCCCCACGCTGCCCCCGCACCTGCAGCGAGCGCTTAAAGAAGGCGAGACGATCTACGACGCCCAACCAAGCTTTGAGATGCTCAAGCCGGGTAATGTTGTGGATGCCCTAAGCGCGATTCCTGCCAACAAACTCAAGAACATGAGCTTCCCCGAGGCGCTGATTCAAGGCATGCAGGCCACGGCGCCGCTCCGGGACTACAAAGCGGCAATTGAAATTGCTGATCGCGGAGGCGCGGTGCCCCAGGCAGCCCTGATGAAGTTTACGCAACCAGTCGTCACTACTGACAAGGGCACATGGGTGCGCCTGACCGACCCGCTGGCTACTAAAATGGAAGGCCGACTTATGAACCACTCTGTGGACGGCTACGCGCAAGGCGAGAGTTACGGCACGGCGTACACTGGTCTGCCGTATGGTGGCAAGAAGGCGTTCGAGGAGGGCCTTGCCCAGGTCTACTCGCTGCGCGATAAGAACGGCAAGCCGATGGTCACGGTGGAGGTTGCCAACAAGGGCACAAAGGAAGAGCCTAAGCTGCTCGTGACCCAAGTTCGCGGCCGGTTTAATTCGGAACCCGCTGCTGGTACGCAAAAAGCAGTTTTTGATTTGTTCGACAAGCTCGACGAAGGCGGCAAGCTCAAAGAGATCAGGCCGAACAGCTACAGTGTCAGCCCAACCGGAGAACGCCTGGACCAGGGCTCTCAAGTAGACTGGGGCCGTTTGTATGACGAGTGGAAATTAGATTTCGCGGAATAAGGAACAGACATGCCCATCGAAAAAAACAACGATCTCCCGTCTGGCAATCTTGATGTTCAGGTAGAAGACATCGCTGTTGAGGACCTCCCGGACATTGAGATTGAGTTTGACCCGGAGACGGGCAGCGTTGATGTGACGCTGGGCGAGGACGACAAAGAGGTGCCCTTTGACACCAACCTTGCAGAGGTGATGGACCCCTCGGTGCTGCAGACCCTGTCGTCTGAGCTGATGGTCATGTACGAGGCGGACAAGTCCTCGCGCAAGGAGTGGGAAGAGCAGTACGGCAAGGGCCTGAAGATGCTGGGCTTCTCGTTCGAGGAGCGCACCAAGCCGTTTAAGGGCGCCGCTGGCGTGCAGCACCCGCTGCTGACTGAATCGATTGTGCAGTTCCAGTCGCAGGCGCTCAAGGAGCTGCTGCCCTCGGAAGGCCCCGTGCGCACGCAGGTGCTGGGCAAGGAGACGCGCGAGAAGTTGATGCAGGCAGATCGCGTGCGCGACTTCATGAACTACCAGATCACCACGGTGATGGAGGAGTACACGCCCGACTTCGACCAGCTCCTGTTCTACGTGGGCTACGGCGGCTCGGCGTTCAAGAAGGTCTACTTCGACGAGGACAAGCAGCGCATGGTCAGCAAGCTGATCACGCCGGATGACCTGTACATCCCCTACAAGGGCTCGTCGGTGATGTGCGAGTGTGATCGCATCATCCACCGCGTGTACATGTCCACCAACGCCTACAACAAGGCCTGCCTGCGTGGCCAGTACTTGGACACGGCGCAGGCTTCCACCCCTGCTGAGACGCCCCAGAGCACCATCCAGAAGGAGTTGGACCGCACGACCGGTGTTCAGGCGACGACGGAGCCCGAAGAGATCACGCTGCTGGAGTTCAGCATCGAGCTAGACCTCGTGGGCTTTGAGCACAAGGACGAAGACGGCGAGCTGACGGGCATCAAGCTGCCCTACATCGTCACTGTGGACGAAGTCACCAACCAAGTGGTTGGTGTGCGGCGCAACTGGAAGGAAGGCGACGATCTGTATCGCGCCTGCCAGTACTACGTCCACTACCTGCTCGTGCAGGGCCCGGGGTCCTATGGCCTTGGCTTCTTGCACTTGGTCGGTGGCCTGACCAAGACCGCCACCGGTGCGCTGCAGCAGCTCCTGGACGCTGGCACGCTGGTCAACCTGCCTGCTGGCTTCAAAGCCAAGGGCGCGCGCATCATGAACGACGATGTGCCGCTGCAGCCCGGTGAGTTCCGCGACATCGACGCGGGCGGCGCTGATTTGCAATCGACGCTGATGCCTCTGCCTTACAAGGAGCCGAGCCAGACGCTGCTGCAACTGCTGGGTATCTGCGTAGAAGCCGGGCAGCGCATGGCTTCGATCACCGACATGCAGGTGGGCGACAGCAACCAAAACGCTGCCGTGGGAACCACGATTGCGCTGCTGGAAAAGGGCAGCGCGGTCATGTCCAGCATCCACAAGCGCCTGCACTACAGCCAGAAGATTGAGTTCCAACTGTTGGCCAAGGGTTTTAGCGAGTACCTGCCCGACGAGTACCCGTACGATGTGCCCGGCGAGAGCCGCACGATCAAACGCCGCGACTTCGATGACCGCATCGATGTGCTGCCTGTGTCGGACCCCAACATCTTCTCGGTGGCCCAGCGCATCACCATGGCGCAGACCCAGCTCCAACTGGCTCAGAGCGCCCCGCAGATGCACAACATGTACGAGGCCTACCGCCGCATGTATGAGGCCATTGGCGTGCGCGACATCGACCAGATTCTGAACACGCAGAACGTCGACCGCCCCAAGGACCCGGCCAGCGAGAACGCCCAGGCGCTGGATGGCTCGCCGCTGAAGGCTTTTGCTGGCCAGCAACACGATGCGCACATCATGGCGCACCTGATGTTCGGCATGTCCCCGATTGTTGGCTCGCTCCCCAACGTGGCCATCATCTTGCAAAAGCACTGCTTTGAGCACATTCGCCTCAAGGCCGAAGAGGATGTGGAAGTCGAGCTGTTCAAGCTGTATGGCACCGACCCGGATCGCGTGGTTTCCGCCCTGCAGCGCGAGGCCATGATTGCCATGAAGGTGGCTGAGAACTTCCAGGCCATGAAGGCGCTGCAAGAGCAGATGTCCGGCAATCAGGAAGACCCGCTGGTGGCCCTGAAGAAACAGGAGCTGGAGCAAAACGCCAAGCGCGATCAGCAGCGTGGCGCCCTGGATCAGGCCCGCCTGTCCCTGGATGGCCAGAAAGCGGCTGCGGATGTCGCCGACGATCAGGCCAACCTGCGCCTGAAGGAAGCCGCCTTGGAAGCCAAGACCGGCGTGGATTACGCAAATATCGACCTACAAGGAGCGCAGCATGTCGCGAACGTCAGCCAACAAGCCTTCCAAAATGCCCAAAGCGCCAGCGCGCCCCAGGCGGGAAGGCCCCAATAAGGCCAAAAGTGAGAAGCTTTCGCCCCCTGGCGTCCACTATGTTTATAGAAAAGACGCCTTCAATAAGGTGAAGATCGCGTAGTTTTGATGCACAATTGCATCACCCCTCTCAGGCACAGGGAAAGTGTCTGCCTCATCGGAGCAATCCATGCTTGAATTTGCTGAACAAGTCCAGGTCGCCATTCGTAGGCTGCGCGAAGATGCCGCGCAAATGCTTATGAGCGGTGGCGTCAAGGACATGGAGCAGTATCGCTTTCTTATGGGGCGCCTAGAGGGGTATCGGTTTGTCGAGGATGCGGTCAAACAAATCCTTGCCAAAAACTCAGACCTCTAAAGGACCTAAATGGAAGCAACTGCACTGGAGAAAAAGTGGGCGGAGGAGTCAGCGGCAGCCGCTGCTGCTGAAGCTGCCCAAAAAGTCGCGGATGAAGCTGCAAAGGCCGCCCACATGGAGCAGGCCGAGAGCATGCGAGAGCGCCTACCCCGTCCGACGGGCTGGCGGATCATCGTACTGCCGTATGCAGGCGCGCGCCGCACTAAAGGCGGCATCGAGCTGGCCAACGAGACGATTGAGCGCCAGCAGCTCACTACCACTTGTGCATACGTCCTGTCTGTTGGCGAATTGGCCTACAAGGACGAAGCAAAATTCCCCGGCGGCCCTTGGTGCAAAGAGGGGGATTGGATTATTTTTGGTCGGTACGCGGGAGCCCGCATGGCTATTGATGGCGGAGAAATCCGCATCCTCAATGACGATGAAATCCTGGCGACGATCAAAAACCCAGAAGACATCCTGCACATGTGAGGTGATAAATGGCAACTGTACTCAATGACGACCAGCTAGAGTTTGATTTGGGGGCCGATGAAAAGGCCACCAACGTCACTTTTTCGCCCCCGGAAGACAATTCCGCAGCGGGCCAACCCGAGGCTCCTGAGCCGCCAGCGGCCCGCCAAGAAGAGTCGTCGACTCATCGGGACGAGCTTGACGCGGTCAATGACAACGTCCAAAAGCGCATCTCTAAGCTCACCGCGCGCATGCGCGAAGCCGAGCGCCGCGAACAGGCGGCCTTGGAGTATGCAAAAGGACTACAAACGCAGGCTCAAACGCTTCAGCAACGACTGGTCAATACTGACTTCAGTCGTTTGAATGAGGCCAAGGCGCGCCTAGATA